GCTGGGAAGGTGCGGGCGACTCCTCGCCGTCTTCCCCGTCAGGCTCGTCGTACCGGTGCGCTGCGCCGTCGCTCCTGAACGGGTTCTCGACCTTCAGGAAGGCGGCGACGAACTCGTTGTCCTGGGGGCGGTGCACCTGCTCGAAGTCGAACTGGGTACGCGACTTCTTCACTTCCTCGCGCCAGGCCCACTCGTCGTCCGCTTCCATCATCGGGTTGCCGTCCTCGTCCGTCTCGAGGAGGAGGCTGCCGTCGAGCAGCTCGAACTCGGTGACCGGCACGATCTTCTCGCAGACGACCGTGCTGTTGGTCCCCTCGCCGGAGCGGCGCACGAAGGCCACGACGTCGAAGATGCTCATGGGCTGCGCGGCGTCGCAGTTGTTGCAGATGACCGTGCGCTCGGTGAAGTCGAAGTGCCCGCAGCTCGGGCAGCGCTGCCGCTCCTGGTCGTAGCGCGCGATCTCCTCGACGGTGAGTTCGGTCTCCTCGACGAGCAGCAGCTCCTCCTTGCACTTGCGGCAGTGGAACGCCACGGGGGAGAGTTCACCGCCGCAGAGGCAGCGCTTGGAGGCCAGCTCGTCGATCTGCATGACGTGCTCGAGGTGGCCGAAGCCGACCTGGATGAACTTCTTGCGGTAGAGGCAGAGTTCACCCGCCTCGAGCATCTCCTCGGCGCTGGCGCGGATCTCCTTCAGCTGCTTGGGGGAGTTCGCCTCCCGCCAGACCATGATGGGGTCGCCGCGCTTGTGGTGCTCGCCGTCCTTGTCGTAGCGCTGGGGCTGGCCCTTCTTGTCCTTCAGCTGCTCGCGCACGTGCGGCGCGAGGTGGAGGATGTTCAGGGAGTACTGGTCCTTGGTTGCGACCCGGTTGTCGCCCTCGGCCTTCTGCTGGCAGGCCAGGCAGGGCAGGTTGCCCTCGTAGCCGCCGCGGCACTTGCCGGTGCGGATCGCGTCACCCTGCTTCAGGGTGTGGAACTTGTACACCGCGTAGTGCTTGTGGGGCGGCGTTCCGCCGTTCTCCTCGATCTCGCGGGGACGTATGTCCTCGTACTCGCCCGAGGTCAGCAGGATCGGGGTCGTCGCCGCCTTGGGGATGTCCAGGCGGTCCTGCCAGCCGCCGCGGAATCCGCGGCCCTTCTTCTTGTTCGCGCGCTCACCCAGCACAGAGGAGCGCAGCCCCCTCACTTCGGTCCTTGCCATCGTCGTCTCCAGTTTGGGAATGAGACTGTCTGGTTGATGACCCTTTCCAACTCGGTAGGGTCGAGGTCGTCTGGTTGACGGGCGCCGTCTGGGTAGGTGGCTACCCGGATCTTGCACCCACGGATCTGATAACCGATTCGCCGCGTTCCTTCACGGCCCGCGTCGTCGCCGTCGAGGAAGAGGATCGCGGTCCCACCGATGCGTTCCAGGAGCCACCTCTGGTGGCGGCTCATCCGCGAGCCCATCAGGGCGACCGCATTCTCGTAGCCGAACTGCACCAGCCAGAGGCAGGCCTTGAAGCCCTCGACGACGATCATCGTCGGGTCCTCCTCCTGAGAGGCCCTCGGGTAGACCTGGTCGCCGCGCCAGAGGAGGTCGTGGTTCGAGAAGTCGTAGGGCCTGAATCCCAGCTGCCTGACCTCCTCCTCGTAGACCTTGTACTTCGGGCCCTCACCGAGGTTGCGACCGACGATGCCGGCGAGTTGGCCCTCGGTGTCCCTCACGGGGAAGGTGATGCGATTCCGATCGAAGTCGAAGCCCACGTCGTGCGCCTGCAGCACGTCCTTCTCGAAGCCGTCGTCGAGCAGCGCCTGTGGGCAGAAGTCGAACAGCCCGAGGATCCTCTCCGGCAGCGGATACTTGGCTGAAAACAGGCCACCTGTTCCAAAAGTCTGCCTCTTTGCCTCTACTTTCTGAAGGAAAGCCGACAGCTTCGACACCGTGACGTCCGTCCGCTCGCGCGAGTAGCCCAGCTCGCGCAGGAGGCGCTGGAGCCCGCCGCCGCCGCAGCCCGAGAAGCAGCACCACTGCCCCGTCCGCGTGTTGAAGCTGAAGGACGGCTTGCTGCGGCCCGGCACCTCCCCGTGCAGCGGGCAGTAGCCGACCATGTTGTCGCCCGCGCCCCGCTTCAGGCCGGGGATCAACCGCGCAGCGAGCGCCGCGACGGGGCTAGATGCGGAAGGGGCTCCGCTTGGCCTGGCCCGGCTTCTTTCTTCCTGCACTTTGTCCACTATCGACCTCCCGGTCCCCCGCCTTCTTCTGTCTTAGGAACTCCCTCACGTCCACCGAGGTCTGGAGGACGGAGAAGTCCTCGCCTGGTCGGAAGTTGATGAGGAGCGGGCTCAGCTTCGCCTCCCGGACGCCGGGGAACGTCAGCAGGACGGCGGAGCCAGAGCCCGCCGGGGACTTCCCCAGGAAGCACCGGATGGCGACGTCCGCGTCCATGCCGATGGCATCCGCGAAGGCCAGCTCGTCGAGGTCGTCGCCCTGCTTGTCGTTCGCCGCGCGGTTGGCCTGCGTCGTGCCTACCACGGGGATCCTCAGGGCCTGCGCCATCGCCTTCAGCCCGTTGCTGATGCGCATGACCCTCTCCCAGTTCTGCCGCTTGTTCCCCTCCCCGGCGCTCATCAGGTAGAAGCCGTCGACGAGCACGATGTCGGGGTCGAACTGCTCCGCCCTCGCGGCCAGCTTCTCCACCGTCGCCGGTTCCCGGAGCCCGTGGTCGCTGATGAACGTGAGGCTCCTGCGCCGCCCGTTCTGCTGCGTCTCCCGCTCCAGTTCCTCGAGGTCGGTGAGCAGGTCGAAGAAGTGCCCCTCGTTCTCCGCCGAGAGCTGGGCCTTCAGCAGGAGGTCGTAGTCGATGCCGCAGAGGATCGACGCCGTGCGGCGCATGAGGTCGATCTTCGCCATCTCCTTGCTGTAGACGAGCACGCGCCGGTTGCTGAGGTAGGCGTGCTCGGCCATGGCGCAGAGCAGCCACGTCTTCGCGTTCTTCGGGCGCGCGTAGAAGACGATGAACTGCTCCGGCTGCATTCCCCCAAGCGCCACGTTCAACGGCTTCCAGGGGTAAGGGATGCCGGTGATGCCGCCCGAGGCCTGCTTCGTCAGGTACTCCTGCTGCAGCGCCGCCCCGGCCGCCGAGATGGCCATGGCGTCGTCGTCCGTCGCCCGGACGTTCAGCTCGCGTAGCTTCGGGAGGTAGGCCGCGAGGACCAGCAGCGGGTCCTCCCCGTTGTCCAGGTACCCCGACATCTCCTCGGTCAGGTGCATCATCGAGCCGCGCACCTGCCCGGTGACCATCTCGTGGACCAGCGCCTCCACGCTGTTCCGCGTCGGGCGGAAAGGAAAGTCCGGGAAGCGCCGCAGCAGGCGGTCCTTGTCTGGGACCTCTCCCGGGTGCTTCGGGTCGTGGTACTGGGACCAGAGCCACTCGTAGACGACCTTGGCCTCGTCCGTCTCGAAGGCGGAGGGCGTCAGGTTCCGCTTCCTGACGCACGAGAAGTCTCCCGAGGCCACGACGTTGCTGATCAGCTCCAGTTCCACGTTCATAGGTCGGCTTCTTCCTCTTCATGGTTCTTGGCGCGCTCTTCGTCGCTCGACCCCTCCTCCGTGACCGGGACGGCGAGGACCCGGTGCAGGTAGGAGGTGCAGGCGGCGATGAGGTCTTTGACGATGAGTTTCAATCCCTCGTCTGCTACGACTTGAGCCTCCCCGTATCCTACGACGGTCGCCTCGGGTGGTCGACCGTGCAGGACTGCGTACCTCACCTCGATGACCCCGTCAGTTCGCAGGTTGATCGCTATGGGCTGCAGGGAGGTCACTTGCTCTCCTCGAATGCCTCGCGCGCCTCCGCGAATGCCTGCTGGGCCAGGTCTCGGCTCATGCTCGCGGCAAGGCGGTAGGCCATCTCGAGGGTCTCCGTGCTCTGCGTGCACCTGAGGCTCACGGAGACGAAGGCCCCGAACCCCGTCCCGTAGTCGCTGTCCTTCATCTCGAAGGAGACGGTGACGCCCGCCTGCCCGTCTCCCGCCACTGCTGCGAACGCATCCTTGCTCATGCCGAAGTCCTCCGCGAAGAGTTGCTCGTCCCTGTACTGCGCGGGCTGCCCCGTCACCTTCAGGGTGACCGCGGCTCTTGCCGGCGCACCCACGCTACGCGCCGAAGTTCTTGGGCAGCGTCACCCGCGGGGTGCCCGCGACCTTCTCGATGTAGCCGGCGTAGACGGCCCGCATCTGACCGGGCAGGCGGTCCACCTGCTCGGGGACGGCCGTGTAGATCAGGAAGCCGAGCTGCACGAGGGCGTCGACCTCCCCGCGCTCGCTGGCGCGCTGGACCAGCTCCTCGGTGCGGATCCGCGTCGTGTGCGGGACCACCACCTGGAACATGTAGTCCCCCATCGTGATGCTCTTCCCGCTGCGGCGCAGCTCCGCTCTCAGCTCCTCCTCCATCCCCCCCAGCTTGTGCTTCAAGGAGTCCAGGCGCTCGTAGACCTCGGGGTGGGCCTCGCGCAGCGACCTCTCCAGCGCGTTCCTCTCCGCCTTCAGCTCGATGAATTCGTCCATCAGCACTTGCATCGGCGTCATGGTCTCTCCGGAAAAGGTGAGTCGTAGAGGCTCCTGTACTCCGCATCCAGGAGATGGATCGCGCAGCGCAGGTCCTCCACGGTCTTGTGGGTCTCGCCCTGGTGCTCGGGCACGAGGGCCTGGTCCCCCTTGCGCAGCAGGAAGCTGGGGTGGAGGAGGGCCATGGCCGGGTAGCGCACGGGGTGGCCGGTCACGGGGCTGGGCACGGCGACGTCGTAGATCGTGCCGCGCTTGCTGGAGACGGGCACGACCTTCCCCAGCAGGGTGCTTATGGCGATCTTCCCCATCGCCAGGATCAGCAGGGGGTCCACCGCGTAGATGGTCCGGTTGAGGCGGTCCCGGCAGGCCTTCACCTCGCTGTTGCCGGGGTTGCGGTTCTCCTCCGGCCGGCAGCAGACGATGTTGGCCCAGAAGACGTAGTCGTCGAGGTAGTCGCGGAGCGCCTCGAAGTACGGGGCATCCTGGTCGTCCAGGCTCTGGTCGGGCTCCATGGCCAGGATCTCGGCCGCTCGCTCCGTCTCCGGCCAGACCCGGATCAGCATGTCCATCAGCAGCCGGCCCGAGCGACCCCAGAAGGGTACGCCGGCCTCGTCCTCGTCCGCGCCCGGCGCCTCGCCCAGGACGAAGATCGGGGCGCTGGCGCTCCCGCCGCCGAACACGACCTGCGTCCGGCTCTTGACCAGCGCGGGGCAGAGCTGGCAATCCCGGTACTGCTCCGAGAGGCGCAGCACCTCCTCGATCCCGAGGCTCACCGCACCAGCCCGGGGAGCACGACGCTCCGCTTACCGGTGACCCTCTCGTAGAAGGTGCCGAAGTCGACGTCCTTCGACACGTCCAACAGTACGTCGGGCCTGACCTCCAGGTCCCTCGGCGACGCCGACGGCGCAGGTGGCACAAGGTCGATCTGCAGCGCGACGCGCCCGTCCCCGTGCGGGACCTGGCGCTGCACCACCTCCATGGCGTCTCCGAGCCAGACCATTCCATCGCGGGCCACCCACCCGTCGTGGAGTACGCCGACGAAGATCCTGAGCCCCGAGTAGACGACCGTCAGGCCGGGCCTCACCAGCCCTTCGGCTTTCTCTTTCTCCATGCTTCCTCCCTCACCTCGTAGCTTTGCCGCTCGGCCCATTTCTTGAGGCTGAAGCTCAGCCCTCGGCACTCCTCGACGTCGTCGACGAAGAGGTAGACCTGCGGCACCTTCTTGCCCGGCAGCAGGCGCAGGATACGTCCCACGGCCTGCTGCAGGGCGGGTGCCGTGTGCTCGTATGCCGCGAACGGGGTCAAGAGCAGCAGGGTGTCCAGGTCCTTCCGGTTGTAGGCCTCGCGCCCGATGTCCATGGTGGCGAAGACCGGGTTGTAGTCATTCAGCTGGGGGAGCCTCTCGTCGGCCTTGGTCTCGCCCGTGATGAGCCCGCTCCCGTCTACCTGCTCGTGCAGCCAGCCCGCGTGGGCGACCGAGTGGGTGAGGACGTAGACGGTTCTCCCATCCTCCAGGCAGGAGTCGAGTGTGGCTAGGATGAGCTGGTTCCGCTGCGATTGCTCACCGAGCCAGATGCGCAGCAGGCCAAGGTGCACGTTCCCGCCCCTGTCGGTCACCCTGTGCTTCTCCGCGTCTGGCAGCTTCACTCCCGTGCGGACGAGGTGGAACTCCGGTCTCAGCTCCTGGGACACGTCGCTGTGGAAGATCCTGCCGAGGTGTGAGTAGACGATGCCCTCGTTGTGGTCGACCCGAACCGGCGTTGCGGTCAGGCCGTACCGTTCTCCGGCACAGACGTCGGCCGCGAGGCTGAAGTGCTCCGCTGCCATGTGGTGGGCCTCGTCGTAGATGACCGTAGAAAACCACAGGTGAAAGTCACCGGGTAGGCTCCCGGCGAGGACCCTCTTCGCCAGCGTCTGGATCGTGGCGAAGACCACCTCCCTGCGGTACTCCATCTTCTTCCCGTGGACCCAGCCGACCGGGCCATCCAGGTCGAACCAGTCGTGCAGCTCCTGCTCCCAGTTCCGCAGGTGGGCCTTCTGGGCCGAGACGACGAGGAGGGGGCCCTCCATGATGGCCGCCTTCAGCAGGCCGAGGATCGTCTTTCCACCGCCGCACGCGAGGTGCAGCACCCCTCCGTCGGCTAACAAGAACGCACGCCACGTCTCGACCTGGGCGGGCAGTAGGGAGAACGATGCCTTCGGCCGCAGGGAGCTGGGCGCGAACGACTTCGGGCGCATGTCGACGACCTCGACTCCCAGGCCCGCCAACTGCTCTCTCCCGAGGAAGGCGCGGGGCACCTCGACGTGCGCGGGGTGCGAGCGGGCCAGTGTCCTAGGTTCGGCTGAGCGGCCGAAGCAGAAGGTGAGGGCGCCCTGAATCGGCTCCTCGCGCACCACCTCTTTCGGAAGGAAGAGGGACGTGCCGAGGTAAGCCTTGCTCGGGTCCAGCCTCAGTAGCTTCACTGGTCCTTCTTCGGTCTGGAGAAGGGGTTCGGGTACTTCCGCCTGGGGATGGCGTCCACCCCAAAGACGAACTCCCTGAAGACGGCGCTGACAGCGGACAGGCCGCTGTTGTGGAACAGGACGTTGAAGAATCCTTCGTCGTCCGCGTGGTCCTCTCTCAGCCGATCTGGAACGACGACTGGTGCGTTGCCATTGCCATTGCCATTCCCTGACCATCTCGCCGGGTAGTCTGCGACCCGAGTCTGGGTGTTCGCGATCTTCTTCTCTACGATCACGCGGCAGCTGTTTCGCAGCCGACACTCCGTACACTCCGGGGAGTCGGGCTCGAAGGCGGCCGGCTCCCCGTGGCAGGGTGGTGTCTGGATGCGGCTGCCGAAGCGGTCCCCGTAGGACATCTATTGCCTCCGACCTGTTACTCGTCTTATGGCCATGGCGTGGTAGATTTTCACTGCGCCAGGAGCCGACCATGACCATCGACGTCCACGACGACCTCGGCGAGGCCCTCCTGAGTGAGTTTCTGGGCGGGCCGCCGGAGTTCCTCAAGGAAGCTCGGTGGGTCGAGCGCGACGAGCTGTTGGACCGTGACTTCGCCCTCATCCTCGTGGATGAGGAGGGGAGAGATCACCGAAAGTTCGCGTGCCACGACGCCTGCAGCACGAGGGTCTCCGCCTACTACCTCCTCAACGTCGCGGAGCTGCCGCCCGTCGCCGCCAAGGTGGCCGCCGCCAACATCCTCCAGGCCGCGGCGGACTTCGGCTGCCAGCTCGCCGAGAACTGCGCCACGCCGCTGTACAAGATCGCCTCCGCGGAGGACTGCGGCGGGATGCTCGATGAGCGGCGGGTCGCGGTGAAGCAGGCCCAGATGCCCATGCCCACCAACGGAGCGGCGCAGGGGGCGGCGAGGGTCTCGATGCCCCTCTCGGGGTCGGCGCTCCCGCCGGCCATCTCGGGCCTGCGGACCCTGAACCCCGCGCCGATGAGCGCCGCGCCCTTCGCGCAGGGCAGCACCAAGGTCTCCTCGTACGACGTCCTGCGCGCCTGCGTCGACGAGTGGCACGAGCTGGACCCCTACCAGCGGAGGGAGGCCGCCCTCTGGCTGCGGCAGAGCGGGTCCCAGGAGGGCCTGGACCTGCCGGAGAAGATCGCCGCGTACGCCGGGGACTCGCTGAGCCCGGACTTCCCCGCGGCCATCCGGGTGCGGCGGCACCGCGTGACCGAGGAGATGGCCGAGGAGTACGACCGGTTGGAGAAGGTGGCCCAGTTCCTGGTCCCGGACCTCGTGGTGGACGCCCTCTACCAGCTCGACGAGGCTGCCGGCCTGCTGCTGAAACACGGGGAGACCCTCCCCGACCCCGTCCGCTCGGTGTTCTCGATGCCGAAGGAGGCGGCCTGGTCCTGGACGCACGGTGACATCCTCGTCAACGAGCACCAGCTCGGCGACTTCGCGATGCGGAACTCGCTCGAGAAGAAGATGGAGGCGATCTTCACCGAGGAACTGGCCATGAAGTTCCGAAAGGACCCCGTGGGGACCTTCAAGGCCATGCCGGTCGGTCAGAAGATGATCGTCGCGCGGATGGCCACGCAGTCGGGCATCCACAACGACGGCGGGGGTCCCTGGGGGTACTGATGGCCCATCTCTTGACCGAGGAGGGGACCCATCCCCTCACCGCGGCGCGCTTCTTGACCAAGCGCTATGGGCTGGAGTGGTTCCAGTGGCCGCCCTCGGTCCTGCGACAGACGCTCCAGGCCGACGAGGCCGTGAACATCTCCCGCAGGAACATGACCCGCGCCCTCGCCGCCGCCGCGGTGGCCATGCGGGACGAGTTCTGGACGGAGTGGCAGGTCTTTCACTTCCTCTGCCAGGCGTTGAACGGGATCCCCCCGGACCCGGGACTCCTGCACGCGCACTCGCTGGCCGAGATGCTGGTTGCGGTCGACGTCGCCCAGCAGGTCCGCAGGGAGCTGAAGGGGCTGGCGGAGATGCCCGAGTTCTCCGAGGAGGTCGCGCGCTACGTGGCCTGCCAGGCCCTCGCGCAGGGTATCTGGTACCTACCCCCACCCCTGGACTTCGCGAACAAGTACGCGGCCCGACGCAGGTACCGCTGCCTGGACTGCGGGGCGGAGCAGGAGGTCTTCGACGACGACGGCCTCTGCGACGCCTGCACGGGCCGCTTCGACACGGAGCACCTCGGTCGCTGGGAGTCGGACCCCGCCGCGCTGGCCCGCGGCCTCGGCAAGAACACGCAGGTCTTCGAGGGGAATCCCCAGGCCGCCGTCGCGGCGAGGCTCGTCGAGGTCCTGAGTCGCCCCGGCCTCACGCTGCAGGAGAACTCCACGGACGTCTGCGTGGCGAGGATCATCCCGGCGCTCTCCGCCCTGTACCTGGACCGCGCCGAGATGCGGGTGCAGGAGGCACTCACGTGATCTCGCCCGCGACCATGCTCGCCTTCTCCCGCGAAGTGCAGAAGGAGGGGGCGATCCTGCAGCCGGCGCTGGAGGGCGTCTACGAGACCGGTCGGCTGCTGAAGACGATGGCAACCCAGCCTGGCCGCGCGCTGCGGGAGGGCTGGGAGGGGCTCGCCAACGTCTCCCCTGCGGCCAGGCGGGAGATGGCCGAGGGGCTCAAGGGAAAGGGTCCGCGCTACGCCGCGGACTTCTACGACGCCCCCGGCTGGGCGGCGGAGGCCCGGCGCGGCGGCCTGCTGGCCAACGTGCCGAAGTACGTCGGTCAGGCCCCCGCAGGGCCCGCCTCCCTCGCCGACCTCGGTCGCTACTCGGCGGAGGCCGCCGAGCACTACGGCAGGAAGGGCGTCAACGTCCTGGGTCGCGCGCTGCCGGGCCAGAAGGCCGTCCAAGTGCCCCTCCTGACCCTCGGCACCGGCAGCACCCTGGCCCAGAAGACGGATCCGAGGACGGGTCGCCAGCTGGGGCTGGCGGAGCGGGCGGGGGCCGCAGCTGGCGGCCTCGCCACCGGGCTGGCCTCCTCGCGCGCCGGCTTCATCGCGGGTACCCTGGGTCAGGAGATCGGCACGCGCGCTGGTCGCTGGGCTGGCAGGGCGACCGACGTCGGGGCCGGGCAGGTCCGGAGGCTGGTGCAGGAGTGAGCCTCAGCGACCAGAACCGGTTCAGCGGGCGCCCGGCCCTGTCCCCGTATGGCAGCCGGAACTTCGGCATCCGCTACCCGTCGCCGTTCTTCGACGTGGCGCAGCAGTTCCTGCCCGAGAGCGTCCGGCAGCTGCACTACTGGTGCCGCTACTACTTCCTGACGAACCCCGTCATCAACGCGGCGTGCACCAAGCTGGCCGAGTACCCAGTCACCCGCCTGCTGTTCGACTCCGACGATGAGCACGTGACGGGGCTCTACAGGAACTTGGAGAAGCGGCTGAAGCTGCGGGAGTTCCAGGTCGAGGTCGGCCTCGACTACTTCACCTACGGCACCGCCTTCGTCTCCAACTTCTACCCCTTCCTGAAGTTCCTGGTCTGCCGCAGCTGTGGGTCACGCTTCCGGGCGGACAAGAACCGCAGCCTCTACAAGTGGCGGAGCCTCCGCTTCTACCTCCGATGCCCGGAGTGCAAGAAGGACGACTACGCCCGCGAGGCTGACGTCTACATCCGCAGCGTCCGGGACATCCGCGTCATCCGTTGGAATCCCGAGAACATCGACATCCGCTACAACGAGGTCACCGGGAAGTCGAAGGTCTACTTCAAGATCCCTCGTCAGATCATCAACGACGTCACCCTGGGAGACCCCGACACCATCGAGACCCTCCCGTCAGACTTCCTGGACGCCGTCCGGCAGAGCAAGTCCCTGCTCTTCAACCCAGACATGATCTATGTCCTGAAGCGCCCCACCATCGCCCAGAAGGACCAGGGTTGGGGGACGCCACTCATCTATCCCCTCCTAAAGGATGCTTTCTACCTACAGATCCTGAAGAAGGCGAACGAGTGCGTCTCTCCTGACACCTGGATCGAGACTGTTGGGGGTCTGCGACAGGCGAAGGACGTGGGGGTCGGGGACTACGTCCGCTCACACACCGGCAAGTTCCGCCGCGTCTTCGATTGTTGGACACGCCCTATCCACAGGACGCAGGGTGAACGTGCCTTGCGCTTCACGCTCTCCGGGCTCCGAGAGTATCCCAGCATCTTCTCGCCGAATCATCCGCTGTTCGTCGTACGCCGCAACGATGTTTGGCGCAGGAGGGACACAAAGGAAGTCCAGGGTTCCTGCACCATACTGCGGAATCCTCACCTGTGGGACCTCGACTTCGTGGAGGCCGCTCAGGTCCGTGCTGGGGAATACGTCGCGTACCCGATCACCAGGCGTGTGAGTACCCAGCCCGTGGTGGATGTAGCTCGCTACACGGGTAGGACGAGAACTGATGGGCATGTCTACGAGCAGTGCGAGCAGGGTACGGCCGAGGCGTTTGAGTGCCTGGAGACCGGGACTGGGACCGTCGCGTTCTCGGGCTCCAACGCGCTGAAGGTCGCTCGGCGAATTTATCGTGCGGGGAGAGCACCGATTCGCACGCCGCGGATCCGCGAGCTGACAGAGGACCTGGCCTACGTTGCAGGCTGGTACTGCGGCGACGGAAGCATCGGCGCGAGGCGTGCGGACTTCAGCGTGGGGATGGACGACCCTGTGGATGCCCTGCAGGCTGCGCTGAAGCGCTCGTTCGGGAAAGAGGCGGGGGTCTACCACCCCCGCGGCACGAAGAAGATGCTCGCCCTCTCGCTCTGCGACTCGGTCGCCGCGGAGTTCCTCGACAACTGGCTCGGGCACGGGGCGCACAACAAGCGCGTGCCCGACGAGGTGATGGAGGCCCCCGACAGCGTGCTGCTCGCATTCCTACGCGGCCTGTACGAGGCCGATGGGTACTTCGACGCGAAGCGCGCCGTGCTGACTACGGTGAGTCCTGAACTCGCGTACCAGGTGCGCACGGCTCTTTTGTCTCTCGGCTGCATCGCTACTGTCTCAAGACGGGACATGAGTCCCTACGTTTCCATGATCGATGACCGGCAAGTGCAGAATGGGTTTGTGCATGCCGTAGTAGTGAGCGGCCGTTCGAGGGACCGCCTGCGTGCGTTGCTCTACGGCGGCGAGGCACCGGAGGTCGTATCAGGTAAAAGTGGGTTCTTCTTCAAGGGTTATTTCCTGGCCCGCATCCTCTCCGTGGAGGAAGACCCCTGCCCCGAGGTCATCAACTTCAGTGTGGAGGAGGACCACACCTTCTGCACCTACGGCATGGCGACGCACAACAGCATCGCACTCGAGCACGTTGTGCCTTTTCGCGCAGTCTACCCGGGCCCGAACACGGGAGGAAACGACACCCCCTTCGGGGCCTACAACCTGTCCAACTGGAAGGCGCAGATCGACCGGGAGATCAATCTCTGGCGCAGGGACCCCAACTACATCGCGGTGCTGCCGGTCAACGTCGGGTTCGAGCAGTGGGGCGGAGACGCCAAGGCCCTGGTCGTGCACCAGGAGTTCCGCATCCTCAACGAGCAGATGCTCGCCGGTGCGGGGATCCCCCCCGAATTCATCTTCGGTGGACTCAACTGGCAGGCGTCGAACACGTCGCTGCGCGCCCTGGAGAACATGTTCCTCGGGTACAACCGGCAGCGCGAGGAGCTGACTTCCGACTTCGTCATCGGGGGCATCGCCTCCTTCATGGGTTGGCCGAAGGTCGGCGCGAGATTCGACCGCTTCCGCATGGCGGACGACTTGCAGCGGTCCATGTTCTACCTGCAGCTCAACCAGTCCGAGAAGGTGTCGGACCGGCGGCTCGCCGAGGAGCTGGGTGAGGACCACGACCTGGAACTCCGGCGCATGGACGACGAGCGCAAGTTCCGCCAGCAGGTGCAGCGGCGCGCCCAGGTCGGGGCCGCGGACGTCCAGGGCGAGGCCCTGGTGCGCTCCACCCGCTACCAGGCCAAGGCGATGCAGCTGCAGACCGAGGCCCAGGCGGAGAGCCAGGAGATGCTGGCCGCCCAGCAGGGGGGGCAGCCGCAGGGTCCCGCGGCGCAGCCTATCCTCAACGCCGTGCCGCCCGGCGTCTCCGCGCAGGGGCCACCGGAGGGGGCCGGAGAACCCAACGAAGGGCGTCTCCCGCCCGGGGTGGCGGGCATGGCCTCCCCCCTCCAGCGGGGCCAGGGCGGGGTGGACCTCGTCTACGTCGCCCAGCGGGCCGCCGCTTACTTCAGGACGCTGCGGCGCGAGGCGGGGGAGGAGGCCGCGCAGCAGGAGCTGCAGCAGCTGCAGACCGTGCAGCCCCAGCTCTACCAGATGGTCCTGCAGCTCCTGAACGACCGCGGGGACTCCACGAACCCGGCGGACGCGAGCAAGACCCCGGCGCCCGCGGGGAGTCCGCCAGGTACCAGCCCCGCGCGGACGATAGGCTAAGAGAGGTCAGCGGAGGACCAGGACGAGCGCGGGGCTCTCGTGCCCGCAGCTGTCGCAGGCCCCGCTGCCCCAGTACGGCTCCGCCGACTGCCCGCGTGCGCAGACCGAGCAGAGCCACATCCGGCGGTGGTCGAAGTACCGCGCCTCGACGAGCGCGCAGCGGTGGCAGGCGACGTCCCCGCAGAACCCCCGGCCGTTCTCCTCGTGGAGGAGGGGGCAGAAGGCGTGCCCCGTCCCCTCGTCCACCTCCTTCGGGATCTCCGGCAGGGGCGCGGGCTCGCGGAGCCCGTGTCCCTTCAACCTCTGGAGGAGCCGTTTCACTCGTCCAGCAGGTCCCGGCAACAATCAATAAAGGCCAGGCAGAACCCGACCATCATCGAAAACCAAAAGACACCCGCGAGGGGGCTCATTCCTCCTCCCCCTCTTCGTCCTCGTCTTCCGCCTGGGGGCTCTCGCCCCCACCGTAGATCGCGTCCTCGACCATGTCGTCGAGGACCTCCCCGGCCGAACCGGGGTCTTGGGTAGGGTCCATGGACCCTCCTTTAGGAGACTATTCTGCCTCCAGTTCTCTTATGCCCGTAGGCGGGATAGGCTTTCAGCGTGCCGGCCCTGAACCCGATCGCAGCCTTCGAGAACCTGAAGGCCCGCGTCGGCAAGGCCATCTCCGCGCAGTTCCCCTACGTCGGGAAGCTGCACCGCCTCGAGCTGGTGAGTCTGGACTTCAGGGACGCCGGGGACAGCGCGACGGATCCCCTGCACGTCGACAACGTGACCAGCCAGCTCGAGACCAAGCTGGTGGGCGGGACCTGGGCGGTCCCCGTCCGCGCCCGCCTCAGGCTGGTGGAGATCGCCACCGGCAAGGTGTTGGACGAGACCACGATCACGCTGGCGCGGCTCCCCAAGATCACGCGCAGGTACAGCTACATCGTGGAGGGGCACGAGCGGCAGCACGACGGCCTGTTCAGGTCGAAGGCCCGGCCCTATCATCTGATCGCGAACAACGGGGACATCGTCGCGAAGTGGAACACCCAGAAGGGGATGGGCTTCGACATCCTCCTGGACCCGCGGACCAAGAAGCTGAAGATGAAGTACGGGGGGCCGACGGTACCTGTCTACCCCCTGCTGCGCGTCCTCGGCCTCCAGGACGCCGAGATCCGGCGGGCGTGGGGTGACGAGGTCCACCGCGCGAACGCCACCGACAAGCCCGCCGAGCTGTCCAAGATCCACAAGGCGCTGACCGCGAAGGGCAAGAAGGGGTACAGGGCTCCCCCGACGGACGAGGTGAACGCCTTCGTCCGACAGGCCTTCGACGACACCCGCGTCCGCCCCGACGCCATGGAGGCGGCCTTCGGCCTCTCCGTCGACCGCCCGACAGGCGAGTCCCTCCTCCTCTCGACGAAGAGGCTGATCGGGATTGCCCGGGGCGAGCAGGGGGTGGACGACCGCTCGTCCCTCGCATCCAAGGACTTCGCCACGACCGAGGACTTCATCGCGGAGTCCATCGAGAAGCGGACCTGGGACCTGAAGCGGAAGATCTCCAACAACCTCGACCGGAAGAACAAGGTCAGCGAGATCCTCGCCTCCAACGCCTACTGGCGCGTCATCCGGGAGACGTTCGCCCCCGCGCAGAGGCCCAAGCAGACGAACCCCCTCGACTTCGTGTCGGGTCACCTGCGGACCACCATCCGC